CCTCCAAAGCCGTTGGCACTGTAACGGGGGGGGCATTGGTTTTTTCTGCGGAGTCGTGCGCTACGCTGTCCGCATGGTCGCGTGGGTCGTCGTGTTGTTCGCCATTGCCGGCGCTCTGCTGTACCGGCTCGCCACGAATCCCAAGCACGCCGAGCTCGGACGCATCGTGTTCTCGTGCGCCTTCCTGGTGTGCATGCTCGCGGTCGCGGGGCGCACCATCAAGCTGTTCTGAGGGCGCCTCCGGGGCGACAGTAAGCGCCCGACGGGCCGGCTTGGCAGGGAACCGAAGCAGCGCCGTCGCCTCGCTCACGATGGCAGCGGCGAGCGCGAGGGCGTGTACCACGGGGATGTCCCAGTGGCGCCGACGCATGAGGTCGGGATCGTCGCCCTCGACGGGCCACTCGATGAGGAGCCGGATCTTTCCCTCGTGCTTCGATACGCTGAGCCTCGTGTTGTTCATGGTGTCCCCTTCGGTGACGTTGCCTGGTAGGGCACGCGCTCGATTCTGCTTGACAGGTTGACGGCACGGTCGGTGGAATAGGGTCCAGTTAGCCACATGCGAGCACCGACGATCGCTACTCCCGCGGCGTCGCGAGCATGCACCGTGCACCTCGGCGGCATCTGTCGGAGCAAGCGCCGAAGCTCAGCCTCGACGCGGTGATCGACGTTGTGCCCCGCTCTCGGCGCACCGACGAGAGCCGTTCGCCATTCTTGCTGCCCGACCTTGAGGCAAGGAAACCCCTTGGCTTGCGCGTAGCCGTAGATCTCGCCGCCCTCCCACGATGTCGCGATGAGCGAGGCCGCGCGAGCCTGCATCTCCGCGACGCCTGGTGTACCGTGCAATCCGCCGCGGGCTTGTTCGACGCACACGAGCAGCTCGGGATCGGGCGCGTACGTATCGAGCAGCATGAGCGGCGCCTCGGAGTGGCCACCTTGAATCCAGATCGGCGCGGATCGGATGGTCACGTCGACGAGGCACCATCCGTGCTTGACGTGACCAGGGTCGAAGCCGAGGACGCGCCTCACAACCCGCACCCCGGATCGTCGCATCCGCAGTCATGCGCCGATGCCTGGCCCTTCGGCACCCACTCGCCGCGGAGCTCGCCCTCGACCTCGTGCTCAGCGCAAAGATACACCTCGCCGCCGCCAACGAGCGCGCGCGCCAACGGCCCGACCCGCTCACACTCGGGCCAGTCGCAAGAGTGCGCGCCGATGCAAAGCGGCTCGACGATCCACCGAAAGCGGCAGTGCGCGCATTGGTGTCGGCGGTGCGGCCGCGTGGCCCACTCGCCTTCGTCGTAGTGCCGACGGTCGCACGCCGGGCAAAACAGAATCGCCGCAATGGGCTGCTCGGGGGCGAAGATCACGGCGTCCCCTTCGGCGTCCAAACCCTGGCCCAAAACAGCTCACGAAGATCACTGAGAAGAAACTCCGCGTCGCGGTCGGCATAGTGTCCGATGAGCCGCACAACGTGATCGGCATGTTCGGCAACGAACTCCGCGGCGTGCTTCTCGCCGTACAGCTCGTTCTCGAGTCGGTCGGCGCGATCCTCGGGATGCTCGTGCTTGTGCTCGAGCACGGTGGTCGGTCGCGGCTGGAATGCAGTCATGGCCCGTCCCTCCTACCCTCACGAGGTCGGCGGTGCTCGGCCGCGTGAGGGCATGTCGCGAAGTGCGCTTTGTACCTTTGCTTACCGGGAACGTCGCCGTGCGTGACGAGAGCGATCGGCTCTCCCTGCTCGAGGAAGATTTGCAAGTTGCCGTCGGGCACCGGATCGCGGTCGATCAGGATCGACTTGCCCGTCGCGGTCTTTGCCCAGAACCCGGGCGCATGGCATGTGCGGCACGCGTTCATAGGTCGCCGTCGTGCGCGCGCTTGCTGTTACCCTTGCCTTTCGCTTTGCTCTTCGGGTGCGAAATGCCCCGGGCGGTGACGGCGGCGGCCGGGACGTCCGCATCGTCGATGATACCGTCGTCCTTCTCGGCCTTCTTCGAGCCCTTCTTCGCTTTGCCGTCGAAGGGGAGATCGACTTGCAGACGTTTGCGAGCGGCCTCCTTCTCGGGCTCCGTCATCTGGCGCGTCGAGATGGCGCGGCCGTTGTCCTTGCGTTCGATCGTGACCATGAGCCGCCCGTCGTCGTGCACCTCGACGACCTCGAAGGAAACCTCGACCATGCCGTCGGTCCACTGCTTCGAAAGCACGCTCGCGCGTTCCTCCAGTCGGTGGATCTTCACCCGATAGGCCGCGCTCACGGTTCGCTTCTCGTCCTTGACCGCGACGATTTGCTGCTCGACGTTCGCGAGCTCGTCGCCGACCTTGATGCGGTCCTCTTCGGACATCGATCGCTCTTCGGTTTCGTAGAGGGACTTTGCTTCTCCGTTTGACTTGCTCATTGGGCTTGCTCCTGTTCTGGTGTCGTTTCGTTCGATTCGCTCAGGTTCCGAAATGCGGTCGACCGGCCATCGAAGCCGACGCGAACGGTGCCCGTCGGACCGTTGCGTTGCTTGGCGACGATCAGCTCGGCGATGCCTTTGTGCTCGCTGTCTTCGTGGTAGTAGTCGTCGCGGTAAACGAAGACGACGTCGTCGGCATCCTGCTCGATGCCGCCCGACTCGCGAAGGTCCGACAGCCGCGGGCGCTTGTCGTCGCGCGTGTCGCATTCGCGGTTGAGCTGCGAGAGCAAGAGCACTGCGCACTTGAGCTCGCGCGCGAGCCGCTTGATCGCGCTGGTGAGCCACGAGATTTCCCGTTCTCTTGACACGCCCTTGGGAGTTTCCGGCGTCATGAGCTGCAAGTAGTCGATGACGATCAGCGACAGCGGTTGGCCGAGCTTCGAAGCAATGCGGCGCACCTTCGCGCGGATCTGCGTCACCGAGATCGCTGGCGTGTCGTCGATGAAAATCGGCAATCGCGCGAGCTGGTCTTGCGCGTAGAGAAAGTCCGCACGCGCGCGATCGCTCATCGTGCCGTCGCGCGCGCGCTTGACGTTCGCCCCCGACCGACAGCAGGCCATGCGCGTGCCGAGCTGCTCGCGCGGCATCTCGAGCGAGAAGATCGCGGCGGGCTGTCCGATGGTTCCGACCGCGTCGGCAACGCCCGTCGCGAGCGTCGTCTTGCCAACGCCGGGCCGAGCGGCGATCACGGTAACGCCCGACCGATGAAGGCCCCCGATTTTCGCGTCCAACTTCACGAGCCCGGTTGGTAGCTCGACGTTGCCGCTGCCACGTGCCTCGGCGAGGATGAGAGCTTGACAGGAGTCGTGCATGACTTCGCGGAGCGACGCCGCGTCGCGGGGCTGATCGACGCCGTGCGCGATCTCGAAGACCTCGCGCTCCGATTCGTCGAGGAACCGTTGCACGTCATCGCCCCGCACGACGTAGCCTTCCGCGGCGATCTTCTGCGCGGTTGCGATGAGCTTGCGGGCTCGAGCGAAGGCGATGATCCGGGCGGCCTTTTCTTCGATGGCTCCGACGGGCGTGTTGTGCAGCAGCTCGCCGAGCTTCGGCGTCCCACCTATTTGTTTCAGACGCTCGTGATCGCGGAGCCATCCGGCGACGGAGACGTGGTCGACGTGCACGCCCGCTTTGGTGAGCTCGAAGACCGCGGTGTAGATCCATCGGTTCGGCTCGATGTAGAAATTCGCGGGGGTGAGCTTGTCGGCAACAAGAGCGAACGACTCTGCGTTCTCGATCGACTCCGCGATTACCATCGCCTCGGCGTTGGGGTCATGCGGCGACTTCCGCTCTTCGGACACTTCCTCGTCGTCGATCCAAGGTTGCGCACTCATTTGCCGACGGGCCTCTGGTCAATCGCTGCCCGGCGCTCGCGTTCCTTCGCCGCCCACGCTTCGCGCTCCTCCATGCGCTTGCGGATCGCGGTGCGCTCGTCGTCGGTCAGCTCGCTCTCGTCGCTCTCGACGGCCGCCCTGTGCAATCGCTTCGCCGACGACTTGCCGAAGCTGTTCCAATCGTCGTGAAAAAAGCGCGGCGGGTGGCGGTTGCTACGATACGCCGGCTTCTCGCACGCAAGGTACAGCTTGAGCTTCGAGCGCAGAACCTCCTCGGCGCGGGCCCCGTGCTCGAGCGCGAGAGCGCCGACTCGTTGCATCGTGCGGTCGTCGCCATTGCGGCCGGTGTCGATCGAGCGCTGGTAGGGCTCGCCGTACTTCGGAGGCCACAGTTCCCCCCATACCCGCCACGCGAGGTCGTAACCCGACTCCGTGGGGGCGGGCGCTCTCTCTTCTCTTACGGGATCGGGATCGGGATCGGGATCGGGACCGTGATTTCCGCCCGGTAACAGGGGGCGGAGGTTACCGGCACCGTTGCCGGTTACGCGCGGGGCACGCTCACGCTTACGGCGGTCCCTCCACTCCTTTACATTCGCGGCCTTACGCTCTCTCTCGGCGAGAACTTCTTCCGCGGAAGGGTTGTAGTCCAGGAAGTCGTGCATCTCGATCGGCGAGGTGCCCTTCGCGAAAACTTTTTCGTCGATTTTTTCGCACAACCCGACATCGACGAGCCGCTTCCAAAGCCGGCGAGGACCGATCGCGCGGGCGACGTCGGGCGGGATCACCCCGTCGGTGAGGTGCTCGGACGACCATTGACCGGCGCGCGTCCAAGCGCCGTAAGCCTCGTTCCCGGCGCGAACGACCTTCGGGTGAAAGCACCCTTTCTCGTCGAGTCGAAACCAGGTCATCGACCCTCCTGAATGCGCGAAATGGCGTCAATGAGAATGCCCGCCACCTCGAGCGCGCACGCGCCGGCATCGCGCCACACCTCGGAGCCGCTGAACCGGACCACGATCCACCCGGCGCGCGCGAGAGCGCGGTCACGGCTGTAGTCCCGCTCGACCTGCTCTTTCGTTCGCTGATGGAACTCGTGGCCGTCGAGTTCGATAGCGATGCGAACCTCACGCCTCCCCACCGCGCGCACGAGGGCAATGTCCGCGTGCGCCGTCCATTGACCGAGCGGGATTGGGTGCTGTTGATAGACCGTCGCTAGACGCTCGCGTGCGGGGTCGGTGCTGAGCCCGCAACCGCACTCGAGCAAGGCAAAGAGCATCGCTTGCTCGATCGGCGAAGCGGAGATGTTGACCACGCTCGGAGCGTTGCCCGCCGTCCCCCGATCGGCATTACCGATACGGAACGCCTCCTCAAGCGGATCGCATTTGCTCATCGCATCCCCGCGGCGTTGAAGAGCGGCGCGTCACCGACGATCCGCGCGCGGGCGATCTCGACCGACTCGGGCTCGGCTTCGATGCCGACGAAACGCGCGCCCTCGGCCGAGCACGCAACGCCCGTCGAGCCCGAGCCCGCGAACATGTCGAGCACGAGGCCACCGGGCGGTGTGATGAGCCGCACGAGCCATCGCATGAGGTCGGTGCTCTTGACCGTCGGGTGTGTGTTGCGTCGTCCGCCGAGACGACCGGCACCGGTGCGCGGGGAGTCGAGGCGAGCGGCGCCTTCCTTGCTACCCGTGAGCTCGGCGCCGCTCTTGATCGGAAGGTGCTCGCATCCGAGCTCGCGGTCGGCGCGGTCGGCTTTCGGCGTGTAGAAGAACGGCGCGAACGTTGTGAAATACCGCGACGCGCCGCCGGTATCGCCGCCCGTTGGGCGCGCGGGTTGCGCGTTGAAGGCGCCGCCCTCCCACGTAGAATTAGGCGTGTTGCGATCCTTGCTACCGCTCGGACAATCCCCGCTTTGCGCATCGAGCTCCTTGACCGGACACCCGTCGACGCATCGCCAATCGTCGACGGTCTCGAAGCCGTCGGCGTCGGAGTGGTGCACGGGCGAAGTCTCGGCGCCGGTGAACAGCGACGGCGGGCGGTTGTCGTTCCAAGACGGCGCGGCTTTTACCTTGCGCGTGCCGACGAGCTCGCAGCCGTCGGCGTGGCTCAAGAGCAAATGAGAAGGCCAGCGCCCGGCGGCGGTGACGTCGCTCGCGCCCGAGAGGTCGCTCGAGTTCTTCCACGAATCGGCCATCGATCCGCCGCGCGCCTTGATCGCCGCGACGCCGGCGGCGTGCTGCTCGAGGTCCTTCGCCGACGCGTGCGCAACGCGACACCCGTCGATGTTGAGCGCCCCCGTGCCATGCTCTCGGACCGTGCGAAGAATGGTGCCGCGCCTCGGCTTTCGAACGAGCCACCAATCCTCGACGGCCGGCTTGAGCGCCGTACCGTAGCCCTCACGGTTCTCGCGCATCCAATCGATGAGCGCATACGCGTCGGCGTCGGCGTTCGGATACGGTCGGCCGGCGGCGATCGCGGACTCGACGAGGTTGACCGACTTGGGAAAGCCCGTCCCGAAGATGTGCGCTTTGCGATCGCAGATCTCGAAACCGGCATCCTCGAGCGCGAGCGCAGTCCAATGCGACGTGCGCGGCAATGCCCAAACGAGCCCATGCGCCCCCGGTTTCATCACGCGATAGGCTTCGCGCATCCGAGCGGCGAGCCACGCAACCCAAGCGTCGCGGCCCCCCTTGTCGTGATCCCACGTCTTGCCCATGAAACCGATACCCGCCGGCGGATCGGTGACGAGGGCGTCGACGCACGCATCGGGCATCGCGCGAACGATGTCGAGGCAGTCGCCGAGCTCGAGCGCCCATCGCGCGCGACCCTCGAGCACGTCGGCGATCATGGCGTCGACTCCTCGCGCACGAGCTCGTCGTGACAACCGTCGCAGAGCAGGACGACGTCATGCGGGTCGGCACCGCTTCCGAAACGCGCGAGCTTTTCCGCCGCCGTCTCGTCGCGCGCCCACACCGAGTCGAAGAGTCCGTCGCAGATGGCGCAGCGGTAGAGGGGCGCCTTCCTTGTCCTCTCGCTTGTCATCGACGCCCCCGGCGAAGCTCGGCGCGGAGGGCGGCGCGGCGGCCGAGCTCGTTACCGACGAGCGTCACAAGGCAAATGAGCAGCGCACACCAACCGATCACGGTTCGCCTCCCCTCGAAAGCGCCCGAACAAAAGGCGCGTGCGGTAGGTCAAACTGACTAAGTTTTGGGGCGTTGGCGGAAGCAGCGAGCTCGGGGCATGGCACTGGCCTAGCTCCGACCACACGCGGGGCACCGACGGACCGCCCCCTCCTCCGCCCACGCGTCGAAAATGATCCGCCCTTGGGTTAGCCGACGGAGATCCTTCATCGCGTCGAAGTCCGGGATGCGGCGCCCGGTGCGAAACCGCCAAAGCACCGTTCGACTGAAGTGCTTCTTGATCGCCTTTGCGATCGCGCCATCCTCGAAAAGAATTTCGTCGAGCTCGTTCGAGCCACGGGTCGGCCGCGGTTCAATCACTTCCCGCTCGTCCTTCGAGACACGGGCCATTTGCATGTCCCAAGCCTGTAGCCGCGTTGAAACGCGAAGTCAACACGCATACGTTTAGCCGACAAGGCAACGGCAACCGCTTCGTTTCCGGCGTGGCAACGCGTGCGAGGGGAAACGTCGAATTTGCTTGGCATGACGTTTCCACCGTGGCTACAGTAGCCCACATGAGAAGCAGCGCCCAAGGACACGTGAGACCGCCCTCCGCCGCGGAGCTCACCGAGATGCTCGCCGCGCTCCGCGGCCGAGTGCACTACGCGTGGCATTGTTTGCCGCGCGACGAAGAGAGGAAGATGCCACCGTCGAAGCGGCAACTAGAGACGGACAACGGCCTTGCGCCCGGCACGTTCACGAAGCTCATTCGCTACGGCGCCGAGGGTCAGGAGCCCGAGACGATCGCGCGGGTTGCGATCGCGCTCGGCGTCGGCGAGCCATGGTTGCAAAGCGGCAAGGGAAAGGCGCCGACGCTCACCGGTTACCTCGAGCCGTTGCCGCCGCTCCTCAAGAGAGCGAAGCCGAAGAACTACCGCGAGCTCGACGGCTGGGCCGAGGCGTTGAAGATCGCGATCGCGCGCCGCAACTTCCCGCCCGCCGCGTTCGAGATGGCCGGTCGATGGCGTGTGCTCAAGATGCCGGCCGGTAGAGTCGACGCCACTTTCGTTGAAGCGGCCGCTAACCTCGCGTGGCTCTCGTCGTCGGTTGAAGCGCGCACAAAACTCTCGACGCTCCTCGGCAAACGCGCGGCCCCCCGTACAGCAGGAATGTAACGACGACGCGATAGGCGTCCGAGGTTCTTCGAGGCCGCCGCCGCTCGCAAAGGGCGTCGCGTGACGCCGCGTCTCGCTTCGTCGTCCCGTCGACGCACGCGCGCGCGGCCGGGCTTTGCGCTCGGGGAATGCCAGAGCGAGGCGCCAGCGCCGCCGCCCGCTTCGGAGGAGTCGTTCGTTCAAAAACAAGTCCGGCTCGTTCTCGAGCAGCAGACGCACGACCTCGCCGGCAAGCTCACGGCATGGTGCCCGGCCGGCGTCGGCTTCATGCTCTTCCTCGCGGACTACGGCGGGAAGGGAAACGTCGCTTACGTCTCGAGCTGCAACCGTGAGGACGCGATCAAGCTCGTCGAGAATTGGCTCGCGCGCCAAACGTCGGGGGGGCCATGAGCAGCGCCGCGTGGGACGACAACACGGTGTACCCGACGCATGAATGCTTCGACGACGTGCCGCGCTACCTGCGAATGCTCGTCGACCGCGGCGCCACGATCCACGATCTCGAACGCTACACGATCGTGCACGCCATTTGCCTGCACGAGGACGACGGGCACCCCTACGCGCACGCATGGCTCGAGCTCGACGGCATCGTCATTTTCGCGGGCATCCTCCGCGACGAGCACGTCTACATTCACGCGCATCGGGCAGAGTACATAGTGAAGGCGTTCGTTTGGGACGAGACCCGCTACTCGATCTATGAGGCTGCCCTCGCAGAGAAGCGAAGCGGCTTTCCCGATAGTCCGTGGGTGCCCGAGTACCGCGCGCTTTGCCGCCGTGAATAAATCGAAGGGAGAAATAGAAAGAACATGGTGGGGGAGAGAAAGCCGTACGTGGCGCCGAGACTCCGACAGATCACCGACCCGCAAGACGTCGCGCGGATCCTTGGCTTGGCGGCAGAAGAGAATCCGGCGCTGCTCGTGAGCGCCTTGAAGCTAGCGCACCGCACCAACGCGAACGCGAACGATCGGGCACGCCGATGGAAGGCGCTCGCCAAGAAGCTTTGGCACACGACGCACCCGCTCGGATCCATGGGCCGGCACGGGTGCGCGGCGATTGACGTGCGGATGACGAGGGCCGGGCGGTGAGGCACCGCCCCCTCATCCTCGGCCCCGGGGAGCTCGCGGCCATGCACGCGATCGCCTTCTACGCCGCGAAGCCTGAGAACCGCTACAACCCGCTTGTCCCTGAGCGCTCAACGCCGCCCGGAATGAAGCCGGCGCACTGCCTTACGCTCGGTCTGCCCGGCCGCACCTATCGATGCGTGTTCTCGTTCACCGAGATGCCCGACGGAAGGCTCATCCGACACCTGTCGATCTCCGTGCCCGAGATGGTGGACGATCCGAAGCTCATGCCAGGCATCTTCGCGTGCTGGACGCTCGCTCATGCGTTCGGTTTCTCGGGCTGGGATGGTCGTTCGGAGAAGCCGCCGGAAACCTGGCAGATCGCCCCGATACCGCGCGAGTGCGTCGTCATCGCCGAGAGAGTCGAATGAAGCGCGATCCGACGCGGTCGCTCGACGGGTACACGCCGCTAGCGTGGACGGAGGAGAGCACCCTGACGGCCGAGGAAAGGGAGATCGTCGAGGCCCAGCGTAAGGACCTTTGGCGGAACGGCATCCGAACGGAACCGTTGCTCACGCAAATGGCCCTCGAGTTTGCCGCGGTGATCTGCATGCAGCGGGCAGCAAAAAGGGCCGGGCTATGACGTGGCCCGAAGCATTCTGCTCGGTGGGTTGGGCGGCGGCGTTAGCCAGCACGGCGTGGGCTCTTGCATGGTGGGCGAAGCGATGATCGATCCGGTCGTGACAAAAGCTTTCAGCGAGATCCTCACCGTCCTTCGACCGCTCACGCTCAAGCAGCGTCGGGACGTTCTACAATCTCTCGCGTTCGTTTTCGACGACACCGCATCCGGTCTTCCGTCCGTCGACGACCTGGTGCGCTCGGTGCTTCTGGAGGATGACGACGAATGAACCGGCACGAACGACGCAGGGCGTTCGCCCTTGGAATGCGAGCGGGTCAGACCGGAGAATTTCCGCCGGCATACATCGCGGTAATCGATGGGATCGTCACCGCCTATCTGGCGTGGCGCGAGCAGTACCCCACCGCCGAGCCGCCGCGCTTCACCTTGCCGCCGAAGGACATCCTCCTCGCCGCTTCGCTCGCCGGCCCCATCGGGCAGCGAATTGCGAAGAACCCGAGCGCGCGGGAATTGATCGACCTCGTGTGCATGGTGGCCAGCACGACCGGCGACATGAGAAAGATGCCCACGGTCTTTATGTTGGATGCCGCAATGCGGCTCGCGGGCGTCTCGGTCGAACGTGTGTCGCTCGCCGAGCTCGGGCTGTCAGCGGGCGGTGAGAAAGGGCGGAACAATTGAAGGCCGAGCTTGCCCAAGAGCGCGACAAGGTCGAGCGCGAGATCGCGGCGTGGCTGCGCGCACTGGGGAGCAACATCCCCGATGAAACCTTTTCCGTGCACCCCTTGCATATGCTCCGCGCACTTGCCGATCGGATCGAACGGGGCGACCACCGCGGCGATTGCGCCCCAGTACCCCCCGCCGGCGATCCGTACGACGAAGTAGTGCTTGTCGACGGGGGCGCCGTGATCAAGCTCCGTTACGAGCTGCTCGGGAACCATGTGCACGCCGATCTATTCGTCGGTCCGAGAGCGGACGCCCTCGCGCTATCCGGTCATCTCGTGATGAGGGTGCCCGAGTGGCAAGCTTTCGAGGGGGCGCTCGTGCTCGGAGCACCGCGCGTGCAGTGGTGTCGCGTCGTCGTGATCACCGAAGGACGCAAGCCGCCGCCGTGAGGTTGTGGATAACCTTGCCCCGGTGTGATCGCGCCCGCGCGACACCTACAAAGTAGACCGGAAATTTTTACGCGCGGACGCTTTTTTTGGTTTGCCTCCGTCGGCATTTTGTCCGATTGTTCGCAAGCTAAAATGCAAACGAGCCGCGCCGATATACGCGCGGCCCTCTCTGCATCCGGGGGCGGGTCGCAAATTCAACTGATCGCACGCAACGCGCTGTTTCGCGTGAGACGCGTGGCCGGCGACGATCCCTTTGAGATCGCGACGAGGCTCGGTCGCCAATGCTTGCCCGATTTGGAAGCGGACTTCCGCGCCGCGCACTTCGGCAACCTT